GCATCATCAACTAGATCATCAATCTGCTCATCAGCAACATTGATTTCTAGAACAGGAGCACCTAATTGTCTCTTGACATAATTAATTAGATCTTGTCTAGATGATGGTTGTGCCATTTTATTATAGTTTAAAATTATTTAGGGAGAAGAAGAAATACCTGGTTGTACTAGGATATTTCCATCTATAATTCTATATGTTGTTGTTCCAGAACTTACTAATACATCATAGTAATATCTTCCAGAGGTTAGTGATCTAGTATCTGTTGCACCCATTGCAATTTTAAATTGTCCAGTAGAGGCACTTGTAAAACTAAAATCAAATGTTCCATGAGCATACATGGTTGAACCGATTGCCACACTTTTTGTCATTTGGGCAGAACCTGTCCAACCATCAAAGTTATATCTTCCACTACTCATATCATAAGTAGTGAAATTTACTTTTAAGTCTGAACCTGGATAAATTGAAAAATTTACACCATATGGTGCATTAACATCTGGATTAAATGTTATTCTTTGATTAGACATTTGAGAAGATCCTTAATTTCTTTGAGATCATCCTTGACGGATTTTACATCATCTTCAAGTTTTTCCATTCTTTTCAACTCCCTCTTTTTATGTTTGAGGGAGTTCATATGATTTTGATATTCTGTCATGTTGGTATTGACAATTGCATTCGATGCTGGATCACGATATAGATTTGAATGGTTTTCTACTTTTAGGTACATGTTATGCGAATGCGATTGCTCTTAGGTCACGAACTCTTGGTGGGTAGCATTGGTTGGTTGATGTTCCAACTAGTTTTATACTGAAGAACTTGAATGACGGTAGATTTTCAATAGTAAAGGAGTAATCCTTAAATGTTAGTGATGTGGATTGGAATCCTTTATTATCTGTTGGTACAACCAACTTATCAGATCTACCACTGTTCTTAGCAGGATCAATTACTTGACCACTTTCTAGTAAGTTATCATAACCTGGGAATGGATAATAAATCAATGATTCTGATGGATCATTAGTCAATGCATAAAATGCTCTAATATCGGAGAAGTTATTAATATATGCAGAACACATCAACTTAATATTAGTTGCTGGAATTTCTAAACCAATTGGTTTAGTTGCATATAGGAATGCACTAGGATCATCCTGAACAGTTGCTACACGTGGATCAGTTACAAAATCAGTAACTACACTATTAATTCTATTGGAAACAAAGATAGAACCAATTCTATCCAAGTCAACCACTGGTGATAGTCTGGGATCAAATGAAGTCATATTGAGTTCAAGTTCAAATGATCTATTTCCTGGAAGTGTTGTTAGTAAAGCATCAGCATTTGCTTTAGATGCAATCATTCGTGGTGTATCGAAATAATTATCATCTTCTAGATTAATTGATTGATAACCAGAATCTAAGAATGAAACCTCATTACCACCAATGCTAGTTGAAGTAACTGTTCTTACTCTTGAAGTCAAATTAGTTTTTTGTAGAACTATTGACTGAACAATAGGTTTCATGATTTCATAATGAATATTCTGTGTAGCAGTTGCACTCTCACCACCAGTAGACTTGGACTCATTTGAGTATAGTGCTGGGAATGATGTTGAAGATGATCTATCAATACCATCCGATGAAGTATCAACCTTCAAAGTATAATGATCTAGACCAATATCCTCGGTGATAGTTGCATCTTGTAGTGAGTGAGACTTGTTGATTCTCCTGAGAGAAATACCAGCAACCTCATATTTTTCAACAATAGATTGATCCTCATATGCACCACCGAATGTGGAGTCAACACGTCTTATAATACCACCAAGACTATTACCAATTACTGAAGTATAGGAAATAATTTCATCTTCAATTTTAACGTAACCTGGGTTTGTGGTTCCAACACCAACACCTTCAAAGTTCTCAAAGTCAGAAGCATTTGAAACAATAAGATCATCTGTTGAACTGAGTAGATAATCACCTTCTAGTCTTACGACAGGAATATCAGAAGAAACACCATCAACAACAACATTATTTGTATCTGAGTGCATACCATGGTTTAGATGGTTAACCTTAATATGTAATCCATCGGTTACTATTCTTGGTGAGGTTAGAATATCTGTAGATCCTTGATCAGTGAATTCGGTAGTTACACCACTAGAATTGATGTATCTCAAAGTATTTCCACCACCAACGATGAAGTTACCCTGAACCTGATCGAGAATAAGTTCACTAATACCATAAGTACCAGTTATTGAAAGTTGTAGATTTCTACCAACTCCACCACCAATAGTAGCAGTTAGAACATCACCAACTTTGAATCCATTACCACCATCTGAGATTGTGGCACCAGCTGCAACACCATTGTTTATATGGATATTTGCAGTTGCATTTTCACCTCTACCAGTTAGTTTGGTTAGTGGGACATTGTTATATTGGAAGAATCCACTAGAAGGTGTGAGTCCGAGACCTGCATTGGTTACTGCCATCGTGCCAGTAGCAATGCCAAGACCCATCACAAAGTTGCCAGATGCATTTGAGTTGTCTTGGATAACAGTGTTTCCCGCAACAATATCACTACCCCAACTTCTAGCAGTTGTTCCAAGTCCAACGATGATTCTTCTAGAATTCATTTCTAGTGAATCTTTCTTTAGTGTTGCTACTTGTCTATTTCCAGAAGATAGATCTGGATTGAAGAAACTAACATTTCCTTCAGAGATAAAGTTTGCTCTATTTAATCTAAACTTGAGGTCTTCATACTGACTTGGAGTCCAAGTGGAACCATTCTGAGACTTGAACATAGAACCAAGAGATGACTGCTTGGTAATTGGAATTTGCTGTGACTCAGGTAGTGCTAATGATGCAACATCAACTTCTCCCAGTCTAGAAACCCATAATGTGAAGTCTGTAGCATTAGATCCAACAACAACACAATGCTCTTTATTTCCTTCCAGATAAACTGGTGCTGGGAATGTTATCGTCGTCGGCACACTCGCATCTTCAGAAACTTGAACTTGCTCACCCGTTAGAATAACTTGAGACATTGGGTAGATAGTTTCTGCTGAAGGAATACCATTCACCATAGGTCTCAATTCAACAAAACACGTTTGTCCCGTTGTTGAAGTTGTTCTAAAGAACAGATCAACAGATGTTGCAAAGATTCCTGTAGGATCTGCCTGACTACCAATCATGAAAGACTGTGCAATAGGATCTCTTCTTCTTCTACGACGCCTTGGTCTAGGTCTTGGTCTGCGTCTAGGACGTGGCCTTGGTCTAGGTCTAGGTCTAGGTCTTGGTCTAGGACGTGGCCTTGGTCTAGGTCTTGGTCTTGGACGTGGTTGAGGTCTAGGTCTAGGTCTAGGACGTGGCTGAGGTCTTGGACGTGGATTTGGTCTAGGTCTAGGAGCTGGACGTGGATTGGGTGTTGGGTTTGGTACAGGTCTAGGTCTAGGTCTTGGTGATGGATTAGGTGTTGGTCTTGGTTGTGGTCTAGGACGTGGCTGAGGTCTTGGTTGTGGTTGTGGACGTGGAATTGGTACTGGTTGTGGAAGAGTAACATCAACATCGATGCTCATATCGACAAGAGTTTCACGAGTCCTTCTAATAGGTCTAGATTGTTGAGTATATGCATTAACAACTTCAGCATTTCTTGTGGAAATTACTTGACCTTGAACATTATTAATTGTTCCTTGTGAGAAGAAGTCTTTTTCACCACCAGTATATGAAACACCTTCAATAGGATCTAATGTATCTGCATCACCAACTTTTAATGTAACATTTCCGACTCTAAACTTAGGTGCTCCTGCAGCATTTGGATTAGGAATATAGAAAGATGCTTGCATCATTCCAACATTATCACTAGTAAGTCTTTGAGTTGTAATTCTTGCTCTTGCACCACTATTTCTACCTTGGAGGATCATGCCCTCGGAAATATATCCAAAATATTCACCAGATGGTGCTAGAGCCATTGATGCCAAATCGACATTCAAAATGGTTGATGTTGTGGAATATAGATCAGGCATCTCCTCACGTGTGTAAGGATTTACTGTATAAACATCTTGAGGATCATTATATGGTCCAGTTCTATGGTGAGAATCGGCAACTCTGAAAGAAATGTATGGTAGATCTTGAGTTACACCTGGTCTTAGTGAGTTTGCTCCACCAGAAACAACTGTTTCACCAACATTAAATGTTCCAGAAATCATTTCAATTTCAAGAAGTTTTGGAACACAGTAATTAGTTACACGTGTTGAACCAAAGAATGCATATAATCTGGTATGAGGTTTCATACCTTTTGTAATAATTTCGATATTTCTTGCTCTCATAAAGGAAGAAACATCAGATGATACAAGTTTGTCACCAAGACTAATATTATTTCCTGGTACTGTTTGTATTCTTTGAGAGAAACCTTGTTGAGTTGCAGTTCCTGTTCTAGTGACGGTTTGTACAGTTGCAGAAGAACGTGCAGTAACACTACCTGCTCTTGTTCCTCTTCCACCAGGTAAAGTTTGTCGATCAGTTCCAGTTACTGTTCTTCTGGTAGTTGTTCTACCAGTCCAATTTTTATTCCATCCACCCCACAATGTTGGAGACCAACCTGCTTGAGGATCTAGATCTGCAGGAGTTGCTGTAATATTAGTCTGGGTAATTCCACCAAGTAATCCTTCAATAGTTTGAGTTTCAATTCTTGCTTGCTCAATCCAAATATCTGAAGATGGATTGAGTGTTACTTGACCAGTGTAAAAATCAACGAAGTATGGTGCGGCATTTACAACTCTTGTTGCAGTTAGTTGCTCTTCTTCTACAAGTTCTTCATAGTCTAGGGTTATAACACCCATACCATCTGTTCCAGCACTTCCATTTGGATCTATAGTAGACCTTCTAATATTTTCACCAATAAGGTCTTGAGCAAAACGTATATCAGATGTGGGATCAACAACTCCATTGATTCCTGTGGAAGCAGTTGAACCTAACAGTAAATCAAGTTCAGTGGTGTAAGAAGAAGGTCTTAGTTCATTATTCTCTGGATCAATAGCATTCTTAGCACCAAGTTTAATCTGGTTTGTTGTCGATGTAAAATTATCAACATAAAAACCAGACTTAAATCTTGTTGCTCCGTCAGAGTCTTTAATTTCTAGGTTAGCAGTATTTGTTTCTAAAAGAGATAGTTGTGTATAATATTCAAGATTTGCAATTCTCTTTTCCAGTAATGCAATATCTTGCATTCTATATCTTTTATGATCTAGCAAAGATATTTTTGCATCACTCACATCAGTCAAATATGGAGGATATGTTACTACGGCAACCTCCATTGAATTGTCAAGAGGAACTGGTGCCTCTGGACTTTCTTCTGGTGTTCCTTGAACAACTTGGAATGATTTTGATTTGTCTAGATAAATTCTATCAATTCTACCTAAGTATATTGAATAATCAAGTTCAACTGACTCATCTGATGCCAATACATTTAGATTGTTATTTTGAGATGAATCGAAAGATCTTCCCAAGAATTCAAAAGGAGATCTAACACCTTCAGATACTGAATATGTTTTAACTTTCGGTCTGATATCAATAATATCACTTTGTCTTAAACCATTAATTGTTGAAATATTTGAATAATCAAAATTTTCATATGAATTTGCAGTTACTAAAGTTCCAGTATCAGAACTATCAATACTTGCATATTCATATACAACAGTTACTTTTTTTGTAGGTGGTTTTGTATTTTCCTTTCTAGCAATTCTAGAATAATCATAAATTGTTGATTTTGTTGAGTTGTTGAAAGTATATTTTGATGTAATATCATTATCACCATCAACAACTAGACTGATAGTTGCAGTAATTGAAGATTCTTTGAATGTAATTTCTTCACCAATATTAAATTTCTTACCATTAACATAAACTACTTCAGCAGTTGATGAAGTTACTTTATTAACTAAAACAGCAACACAATTACTCTCACTACCAATAATTTCTTCACCGTTTAGAGCATCTTCAACACTTCCATTAAAACTACTGACATCACTTAAAGTAAGTCTTGGTAATTGTGGTGTTCCAGTTGTAGATGATTCATAAATCGCATGAATTTTAGTGACATCTGGTTCTAATAAGCAAATTTCATTGTCCTGAACTCTAGTTCCATATGGGTAGTTACCATAAGTTAAACCATCATTTAAGGTTGTCGCACCAACACCAGATCCTTCTAAGGATGATTTATCGACAAGAATAGTTTTGACTCTATTTCTAATCTTATTCTGTGCTTTTATGCTATTTTTCTTTAACGTAGCAACTACAGTTGCAGAACCAAGGACACTTAGACCTTTAATAATTAACTCTCTACTTCCACTTGTAATTGTAATTTTATCTTCAGTTAGTGCTTCTGTTTGACCATCAGAATTTACAACAATATATCTTTCTTCATCAAAGGGTAAAAATGTCTCACCAGTTTCCAAATCAGCAGGAAGAATCGTTAATCTTCCACCAGTAGCATCAGCAACAATTGGTTCATTAAAAGTTTTTCTGATGGTAATTGAAGAGTTTGTTAAAACTACATTTGCTACGTTTTCTTTGGGTAGTGGAGTATAGAGTGTATCTGATCCATTGTCACCCAATTGTGTAGTTACCTTAGTAACATTAACTTCACCATTACCAAATAGTGCTCCATTGTGGACACCTGATACTGCTTGGATTGCTTCAACAGTTAGATTATCAGTAGTTACTACTGTAACTCTATTAAGTGTAGATAGAGTATCACCAGACTTTTTGAATGAAATTAAATCACCTACAACAAAATCCTTTGTAAACTCTCTATCTGCTTGTTCTACAGTGACTCCACCACCACTAAATGTACACGCACCTAGTTCTAATACAGAAGTCTGTCTTACATCACCTGAGAATGTAGTAATTCCAATTTCACCATGAATTGACTTGATATTGGAAATACCATAGTTTGTTGAAGATAAAACAATTCTATCACTATCTTCACCATTAAAGATTAGTTCTTCACCTTTAGTGAAGTTACCCGTTACATTATACGCAGTAATAATACCAGTATTTGTTGCCTCATACCTTAAATAACCAACAGCACCACTTGACTTACCCTTAATGAATGTTGGTATTTGTTGTGATGTTAGATTTTGATTTAGATTTAGATCTGTGAATGAAACAACATCAAACAGTGTCAAATCCCACGAATTGGTGAGAGGATTTGCAGCATCATAAGATCCAGTTTCTAGAGCATAATCATATACTCTAGCTAGACCAATTTCTTTACCTGCCGCAATTGTTGCTGCTGCTCCAACTCTCTCACTTCTAAGAGAAATAGTATATGTTGTTGATAATCCAATCTTTGGAGCACCATATACATTATTAAGTCTTAATGTAGAACCAGTTGCATATTCTACTGCCTGAGACTTAAATTCTTTTGTAGTTCTTGGCTTTAATATATCTAATGAGGCTCCAGAAGGAATATTTACTTCATATCCCTGAACATATGCCTTACCAGCAGAAAGTTGATATACTGCTAGATCATCTCTAGGTGTTTCACCAGACTGTGTAGTTTCATTTTCTGCATATATTCCATTACTTCCTTTAAAGTCTTGTAGACTATTTTTTACTTCTAGAGTAAATGGTTTTACATAATAATTGCCACTTTCATCAAATGTTCTTCTTGCCAGTTCATCCCCAAGAACATTATATTCAGGATTTTCTACTTTTGAAGAAGCAATTGATCCATTTACAATCTTAGCCAGTTCGACAAAATTCTGTGGAATTTCATCACCATCAATAATCGCAGACATTTTTGCTGAGATTTTTAATCTATCAGCACCAGGAGCAGCAAAGTTAACAAATCCTTGTGAATTATCATAAAGTGATTCATCATCATAAGAAGAAATAAAATCTTCTTCAACTTCAAAACCTAATGTAAATGATGGTTCTGGTTCTGTTGTAGATACAATTAAAAACTGCTCTGAAACTTTAACAAAGTATCCTCTTAAAAAGAAAACACCTTCCGTAATTTTTGCAATACACCCTTCATCAAATTGCTTTACTGTTGCTACTGAAGAACCTGCAGAAAAACTAGTGATTTCAGCATCAGTTAAAGGAATAGATTCCTGTACAAAAATATCTTCGTCTACTTCAAATTCTTGCTGTTCATTATCTGTACCACCCTCAATCAAACTAACAATTATATGTGTATTCTGATATCCCTCAACTTTTGCCTTTACACCACTATCTGCACCAACAATAATCTTTCCAACTAATGAACTTAGATATTGAGTTATATCTAATCCATTAAAAGTTCTCGCAAGTTCTAAAGAAATCTGATCTGCAGATACAACTAAAGATCCAGGAATTACTACAGACCCTTCTTTAAATACATGATTGCCAAACTGCTCTACTTGATTTTGAATAATGCTCTGTAGAGTTGTAAGTTCTCTAGCCTGGACAGGTTGTCCAGGTTTGAACAGCACCTTATGAAAGTTATTTGACTCATCAAAATCGTCGAAGTACGGAAAGGTGTTTAGATTGGTTAGTTGTGGCATAATTCTTTAGAACTGCAATACGATTTTGATATCTTCTCTTTGGTTTTCAGACCTTGTAATAGATGGTCTATTATCAACATAAACCAAATCTCCCGAGTATTTTTTCACTTCTGGTGTAGAAACACCATCTGTGAATGACTGTCCAAGATAGTAACTTAGGTTATTTATGACGAATTTATCATCACTAAATGTAGTGTCAATCTTAAGATCTTGATTAGAACCAGTAATATTTAATGTTCCACCAGTTCCTGGAGTTGCAGTAAAATGAATTAAAGTATTTCCATAAGTTCCAGTTCCATCGGTATTATCTAGATCATAATTAAATCCATGAGAAATTCTGTCTTGCCAATACTTTAGAACTCCAGTATTTTTGTTGTAAGAAACAACTCTACCAATTGCAGTTGATCCAGCAGAAACAGTTTGTGTAATAGTTGCATTTGCATCAAATGTGGCATTAATATAATCAGTTGACGCATTAACACCAGTTAGTTTTAATGCATATAAAGCACTTGCCTGATTTTTTTGAAGTGATTCTGTAGAATTAAATTCTTCTGGATTTGCAATGATGCCAATTCTTGAAACTCTGTTTCCAACAATAAAGTCTGGATTCGTCGCATCATTTTTGATTTGAGAATAAATTAAGACTTTTGTACAACCAAGTTCTCTATAGATATCAGCACCATGACCACCTTTTGGTGGAATAATGACATCAAAAGTTGGGGTAGTTGTAGAACTAGTTGGGAAATTTCCAGTTGTTAAATCAATACGTGCATATGTATATCCAGATCCACCATTTGAAATGGTAACAGAATCAACTTTTGATTGGTTATCCACTACAATTGTTGCTTCTCCACCAGTACCATCACCAACAATATCGCAAGTATATACTTGGTTTGGTGATCCTACATCAACACCTCTAGTTTTTACCGTAGCAATTTTTAACTGACCACTATTTGCTGAATTTAATCTTACTGATTGATATTCGTCTGCAGTATCCCAATCAGTCGCAACTGTGATATAATTTAAAGTATCAAATTTAACAATATCATTTGGATTGATAGTAAAGAGATATTTCCAAATATATCCATCACCACTAGTTCCAGCACTTCTTGGTTCTAAGTCAATAAAGGTTGGTTCGTCCAAAGACGGTCTACCATTTGGATTTTCTGGATCTGTTCCATTCTGTAAACAGGCATAAACTTTAAAATCTCTGTTTACAACATAGAAATTAGCAGAGTATAAGCTAGTTGCCAGTGATGGTTGTGATACATTGTCACGATTGATATCGTGCCTATACATATCATAAGTAATACCTGATGTCCAAGTATTCTTTTTCAAAGCATATCTTACATTATTAGTATCAACTTTCTTCAAGCCAATAATAGTATCCCAATTATGATTTTCTTGATCAAAATTATCTTTTGGGGCAGGAGGATCTTCATCCCAACTACTTAGATATTCATTTGGATTTGTTAATCCAACGAATGTATAATAGTTATTGTTAACAGAAGTAATTTCACCAATGAAATTCTTTGCATTCAATATTCTAAGTTGATCTGTTACGATTGCAGACATGATCGATTATTTTTAGTTATTTATTAGATTAATTGTAAGGTTATTTATGATTAGTCGGCAAAATATGTAATTGTGAGACGAATATCCGCACCATCGTTTATTTTGTCCGTAACCGCCAAACTTACAGAATTACTAGCATCTATTGATTGCACGACGGTCATTTTTCCAACTCCTTCAGCAAGTTCACAAGTCACATTAATACAATTTGTGGTGGTGTTAAATTGAGTTATAGTAATTGAACCTACTGCAACTCCCTTTGATGATGAAGAATTAACAGGAAGTTGTCCTATTTGAATTATACCTGATCCTGCACTACTCGTAGCAATATTGGTCATATTACATGTCGCAGTCACCAAGTTTCCGACCCTAATGTAGGTCCCTGTCCGAGAACCATAAGTATAGGTTCCAGCCGTAGTAGCACCTTCAAATACGGGTGTCCATGTTCCCTCAACAGTATCACTCAAGGAACTAGAGGAGATGGTTGCAAATGTTCCATTACCACGATAGTATGTTGAAGCACTCTTAGTACCAGTACCAATACGTGCTACAGGAACTGTTCCTGATGAGATATTAGATCCAGTTAAATTAGTCAGACCAGAACCGTTTCCTGTTGTTGTCAGATAAGTACTAGTGTCAACTGTATATGATCCAGCACCAGTTCGTTTCATGAAACCATTACTGGTAAAATCACCATCCAGAATAGCAGTTCCTAATGATGTCAAGTAAGTGCTGCTATCAACAGAACCATTTGCTTTTAAGAATTGGGAAGATGTGCCACCAGATTTAACAATCGATGTAGCAGTTAGAGTTCCAGTGAAGTTTATGTTACCAGTTCCATTGATGGTGTTGGAATTAAGACTCAAGTTACCACCAAGTTGTGGAGTCGTATCTTCTACAACATTCTTAAGGAATGTACTTGCTAACTTACCATCTGCAATAGAACCAGCAAGTTGAGCATTAGTTATGGTTCCACTAAGACTACTAGTTGGATAATCAGTAGCATCACTTAAGTTAAATGCTGGTGTTGCATCTGAACCACCAAGGTCTAAACTTACTCCACCGAATGAGACACTATCATTAGATAACTTAGCATTCGCAATAGAACCTGCTAACTGAGCATTAGATATGGTTCCACTGAGACTACTAGTGGGATAATTAGTAGCATCACTTAAATCAAATGCTGGTGTTGTATCACTGTCCCCAAGACTAAAAGTGAGTCCTCCAATACCAATACTAGAGTTTGTTAACTTACCATTTTCAATAGAACCAGCAAGTTGAGCATTAGTTATAGTTCCTGTTAGATCCGTTGTTGGTAGATTGCCAGAGAATGTTGTTGCTGTGACTATACCAGTAACATTGACTCCAGTTGCAGTTATAGTGACTGCAGAACCCACAGAGAGACCTGTATTAGTAAAAGTGCTTGCTGCACCAATTGTAGTTGCATTGTAGAATGTAGAAACACCCGCAACAGTGATTCCTGCACCAAGAACTGCAATACCATCTCTTGCAGTAATCAATCCAACAGAATCGATATTAGTTACATCTTCATATGTAAGTGTTGAACCAATCGTGACATTGCCACTGAAATATGCTCCAGTAGCAGTGATAAATCCAACGTCTATATTAGGATCACCTGAAAAGATGGTAGTTCCATTTCCAATAGCATTATAAATTTCTTGAAAATTCTTGTTTATTTTGACGGCTCCTACAAGGAGAGTATCTCCAAGACCGTCATTTGGTGCAACTCCAGTTGATATACCTTGTAGTGCCATTATGATAGACTAACTTTATGACTTATTTATAAGCAGACCATTTAATATTGTTCTTGCAACGAATTTCCATGTTTACAGAAATTCTCCATTCATCAGTCGGAACAAAATTTGGATCATGATAAAGATTCCCAGGAAAAATAATTAAATCATCGTTTTTTGGTTGATAAGATATCCATTTCCCAGAATCTTGATCATCCGTAAACATAATTGGTCCACATTCATGACCATTATGTTTTGGGACATTCAAGTAATATACAGAATTGATAGTGCAATCATGAATATGTGGATTAAATGCCCAATATTCATTATTTGTGCAAAATGCCCAACATTTGTCACTATTATCTGATTCATAATTTAAGTTACCAAACAACTCTTCCGATTTTTCAGCAAACTTTGCATACAAAATAGAAAATAACCCAGTTTGATCTATGTCTATTGGGTTATTTGATTTATATGCACTTGAATCTCTAATTAAATGCTGCCTTCTACTTGAAAGAACATCATCAATCATAAGTTTTCTATCACTTTCACCGATTTTTGCAAAATCATGTAATATAACCAATGGTAGTCTCATTTTATCAATATCAATATTGGGTATATAGTTTACTTCTAAGATGGAACGTTCTACGAACGAATGGTGAAGTTGAAATGCCAGCAAAAGCATTTTTATGGTAAGAAGTAAACTCTAAAGGTTGTTTTCTACTTCTGGTTGGGTGCCAATTAATTCTTCCCCAAGAGAAGTTTCCAAAGTAAGCAAATTCTTGATCAACAATATCAAAAGTTAACTCAGTTGAATCCCAAGTTTCCAGATCATTATCAAATGTAGCAAGATCTTGTGAAAGTCCAAGAGGACCTGCTGTTAAAGTAGTAACCTTAACAACAGCAGTAGTACCAATTCCTGGAACAGATTCTGTAATTCTATCAATATCATAAACTTGGAAGATATTATTGAACTTATCAGTAGAAATACTAAGTGTATTTCCATCATTATATAATGCAGTGATGCCAGAACCAATATTAGTTCTAGAAGCAGTAAAATAGTAACTTGTTACTAGACCAGTAATACCTTCAGTTGTAATTCCTCCTGGATTAATTCCAATATCTCTAATGAAAGAATCTGGTGGAATGTATAGACTTAGTTCTACTGCAGTTAAACCAGCACCAATAGTTGTATTTGCAGCAGAAACAATAGTTCCATAATCACCATCATATTCTACCTGTCTGATGGGTTCAATGTATACTCTTGGTGGTTCAACGTTCACAGATGGTACTTGAGTCCCAGTATATCCAATACCATTGTTTATAATTGTTACAGTATTGATAGCTCCATTAGAAATCGTACAAGTTGCAGTTGCTTGAGTGCCACCAGATGACGGTGGTCCAACTGAGATTTGTGGTATAAAGGTGTAACCAATACCAGCATTTGCAATTGTGAGGTTAGTAACAGATCCTAGACCAGAAACAGTAGCACTTACAATTCCAGTTCTTGTTTCATCTTGAGAAATAATTTGAATTTGACCAAGTTTCTTTTCTGCTAGATTTTCTTTAGTATTATCAAAGAATGTAGTCACTGCTTCAACCCAAGCAACCGTAGTATCAACACCAACTGGTTGAATTAGATTTGTTGTTGGGAAAATGTATGGTTCATACAATCTTCTATTTTTTCCTACATATTCACCATTAATAAAGATATCTTCTGTCTGCTTACATGCCATCAATGGTCTTTCAATTGTTTCATCATTTAATCTTCCAATACCACTATATGGATTTGTAAGTATAATATCAGAGGCTAGAATGTCTTCTACAGTTCTCTTATTCTCAGTTTGGAACGCAACATCAGACATAATTTTAACTTTATCTCCAACCTCAATAGGTTCTACGATATCAACCTCTTCAACGTCAACATCTCTGGTTCCTCTATAGAAAATAATTCTGGAAGTATATTCCTCAGGAATTGGTTCGGCAAATATAAGCAAACTACCACCCTTGAAGGTATATGCTTGATTAGGAACTTGTAGAACATCATTAATAAAGATCATTAGTGTTGCGGATACATCAATTTGACTACCAGGTCTTGCTCTGATTGATAATCTATCACCTTGGAAAGAAATTGGGAATACTCTTCTAAATCCATCAAATTGATCATCTAGACTATCCAATTGTTGAAGTTGTCCAAGTGACCAAGAATTAAATTCATCACTATGAGTTCTATTGACAGTGATTTGGAATTCATCAAATGTCTTAGATGTATCGGTAGGAATACCAGTAGTTCCTCCAATTGCAACAGTTAATATTTCACCTTGACCATAGGCATATCCATTATTGTTGAACTTAAATTCACCAATACTAGTATCTCTACTAACAAACATATCAATAGATGCAGTTCTTCCAATACCTTCGGTTGGAGAATCACTAGAATATAATAAAGGAATATTAGTATAACTTAATGGTGAATCGAATCTAATTAGTGGTGGATTTGTGCTTGTATATGCAGTACCTGCATTAGTAATTGCAACTCCAGTGATATGACCATTTAGAGCAGTTGCATAACCAATAATTGAAATATCAGATGAGGTCTGTGCAATTACATTGATGTGAGTTTGAATACCAGGTCTATATCCAGATCCACTGTTGGCAATACTAACAGCAGTAATAGATCCAAGTCCAGAGATTGTTGCAGTAGCACCTGCAGCAACTAAAGGTTGATAACCAAGACCAGTAGTAGATCCAATACTTACAATCACACCACCAACAGGTAAATTGGGGACGTTAATATCTTGACCATCTGCTGCAGTGAAATCGTCAGAAGAAATAGATCCATCAAATAGAATCTTAGTTTTTCCACCAGTTTCTACGAACTCATAGTTTCCTGAAATTGAAGATACACCAGGTCTTGTTGGTTGTTGGAAGATATCCTTAACAAGAACAATAGCATTATCGGTGGAAAGACCAACCACATCTTGACCGTTAGAAGTCATATCGAATGAAGTTCTAATACCAGTAAACTTGGTAGAAATATCATCAAAAATGTAATTGTTGGTATATGTCTCTGCAGTCTCATCAATAATGCCAGATCTCATAAAGGTTCTTCCATGGAAGTATGAGTTAGTTGTAATACCAGTAAAGTCTCTATCAGAAGGATCAACGAATGGAACTCCAAATTGGTTTACATCTACTGTTACAGGAACTTTTCCATATGGTGCAGATGTGAAGTTAATTGTGGAACCAAGAATCTTATAATCACCCTTCAGTTTAGTTACTAATGCACCAGCAGTGTGAATGCCAAGTTCAGTTCCTAACCAAGGTCTTCTGACTCTAATTTTATCCTGAGTTCCAACACCGACAGTTTCAATCAACATTATTTCATCATCAATTTGAATAACGTCATAGGCAAAGAATGAAGTAATTCCTGCGGTATTGATCAATGTGAAGGATAAATCAATATCTTCAGAAACAGATGTTGTGATTGCTAATCCAACAACTGGTGATTGCATCATATTATCAATTGTAAAGATACCCTTAGCATCTTTATTAGTTGCAGTAATTTTGTGTAAAGTTCCAACACCAACATTATTCAGAGTGAGTGTTTCTGGATTGAACTTGAGAGCATCCTCTGCGGTGACGGCAAATTTAATCTTACTATCGTTAATTTTTACGACATATAAACTAGTTGGTAGTTTATCAGTACTTCCAATTCCAGCAATAGTAGTTGTAGCAATACCAACTCTAACATCATCATCATTTGGAACTGTATAATTGATAAGTTCACCAGTAACAAAGAAATGATTTGGTAGGATTAAAACATTTTCATCTGTAGATACGGTTGTTCCCAATGAAGATGCATCAAACGTTCTTTCAAAAATTAAATCACCCTGATGCCTTAGTTCAAAACTTCTCTTAATATCATTTTCTGTCCCAGTGTAAGTTCCATGTAGAGTAGAGAATTTACCATTATCATAATTATAGAAATTATTTGAAATACCAAGATCAACTAGTTGAAGTTGATGTGTAAACAAACGAACTTCAATTTCTCTAGTAAATCCAGGATCTGCAGGATATGGTACAAATTCTAATCTTGCTTTTCCAGTTGATCCATCAACATAAGACGTGAAAGTTCCTAGTCCAACGTCTTCAAAAATTCCACGATTACTAACTCTACCAAATTCTGTTATATAAGAGTCAGTTTCATTATGAGTAAAGACTAATTCAGACATTTGAACAATATTATTCGTCATGTCTTCAATACTTACATAAGCATTAAATCCTTTGTATGACTTACCAAACTCAAGTAGTTGAATTGAAGTATTAACTCCAGCAAATGGTGAAATGGATGTTGTTGTTCCCAGTCCAACAGTAGTCAATGTAGTATTAAACAAACTAGATCCTATTGCAGTTCTAGATGTATTTGAAATTGCTACAACAGTAGAAGAAACATCATAGTATGTTGACAATCCACTATTAGGTGTCAACTTAACTTCAATGTCGTTTCCATTATATTCAAATTGATATGTTCCAATACCAAGAGAAACATCTTGACTGGAAAAGTTATCTGTTGCTAATGTTGAGAACTCAACAGTATGAATATCTGTCCCATCATGAACAATATTAAATTCATCATATTGATAATATTGTAAATCAGAACTTTCTAGTGTTACTAGGACCTTAGCGGATGTATATGAAGAATCAATACCTACAATTTTTGTAGAAGTTGATGTCCCTTGAGGTAGTAGTGCAGTTTGAATTCCTGCAAATCCAATAGAATCACTATTTCCACCAATATAATGAGTTGAAACTCCACTAATAGCATCTGAAATTGCATATTGATACCCACTAATATTAAAATCACTGAATCTATATTCTATTGGGTAGAATAGAAGTAACCCATTATCTTCAAATACTCCAATATCAAAATACCCATGAACATTATTGGTTTCAACTCTACCATATTGTGATATAAATCCATAAATGTTATTATGAAGTACGTTCACAATAACCATTTGCCTTTCACCAGGGAACTTCTTATTAGAAGTGAACATCACATATTTTTTAGATCTAAACCTTCTCAAACTAAAAGTGTCTACAGTTGAAAAAGCAGTTGCTCTTGGATTACTATTAAATTGATCACTTACATCATCGACAATAAGAACTCTATTTCCAATAGATTCAAAATAATCAACTAAGATCAATGAATTAAATCTAATTTCATCAGAAACTTTATTGAGAATATTATTTTCCGTTACTAAGTCAATATCATGAACACAGTTTAAATCATAATTTGATGTGAATTCTGAAATCCCCAAGAAACCAGAATTATTTTGATCAGCAGGAATTCCAGTACTATTAATTCCAAGTTGAGAGTCATCGGCAGAAATTAATTGAAGTTCACTAAACTTTTTAAATCCTCCAGGATGTGCTAGAGATTCTACTGGTTCTTTCCAACTACTAATTCCTACTTCCGATTTTAATGAATATGAAAAATATTGGTAATAATCACTATCATGAAGTCTTTGAGTTTCTTCATTTAGATAACCTCTTCTATCATATGGTTTGTACCTATCAGAATTTGAAGAATCAAATTCGTAAGTAAGAGAAGTAATACCCACAACTTCTGTTAAAGTTCCACTTGATGCAGATGTTTTTCCTCTAATAACATCACCAATTTGATATCTTTCTGGGAAACTTGTGAATACTTTTAGTAATTCATTTTTAATATCCCAAGAAACTACTAAGTCTTCAGAGACTTCATTCGTAATAATTTCATTCTCAAAGTATTTGTTAGCAATCCTATTTACATTAAATGTTGGGAATAGACTTTCGGGAATAATCCTACCAGATGTAAATAAATCATTAAATATTCCTGGTCCAGAAGTTGTCTTAACGAAACCATCCATACTATATGTAAATGATGGTACTTGACCACCAATATTTGGATCAGCAGTTTTTACAGTAAATAGTTTCTTATAGTCATAATCTACAGAATTGTATCCTTCATCAGTAGATGGAAATTTAGTTACTACACCCTCAACCATAAACTGAGATCCCACAGGGAAAGGCCAATCAGTTACTGTACTAAATCCAACAACATCTAAAATAACAGTAACATCTTTAGTTCCAGAATCATAAGACATTCTTATTATCTTATATCCATTACTATTATTAATTGGAAGTAGTCTTGGTTCTACATCATATAAATTTTTAGTATTCTTAATAATATCAACTCTAAAACCATCTTCATTTACATAACGTAAATCTACATCAGTAACAATTTTATTTGTATAACCATCAATAAGAACTAGATCAGGCAAAATTGTATATCTAGTTCCCTTTTTAAGGACATCTATTTGTCCTAGTGACGTTAATGGATCAATCTTATAGATTGTAGGTGTATATGCTCTAGGTCTTAATGTAGTATCTGAAGGGAAGTCAAATCCAATGTCATTGATTTTAATATTTTTAGCAGCACCAATACTATTTGTTCTTGGAAAAATAATCGAATCAACACCAGACTCAGATTCCACCTTTTCAATCAATGGAAGTTTTATTAAGTTTGATCCTTGAGATATAAATGATACCTCATTAATTGGACCAGAAGCAGTCGTTGAAATTGTTGAATATGATATTGTAGAGAGTCCAGAAACATAACTATCCGAATCTGGTTCATCAAATAGTCTATATGAGAATGTTGTGTCTGTCGGTTTTCTTACATTATAATTACCAGAAATTGAACTATTAACAAACTCAATAATATTAGAGTTATCAGTATCCAAAGAACTTAATGAGTATGATACTGGAACTTGTGCGTTCTTTAGTGGTTGTAAAATATAGTAAAGTTTCTCTGGAAAATGGGTATCATAATTTAATTTTACTGTAGCAGTTAAATCTACACCCAATCTATCAGTTTTACTTATACTAAAATCTCCAGTTTTTTCTGATGATAAAAATTCATGAGTCAATTCTTTATCAGTAAAGAATTTTAAATCAAATGCAGAATATCTAATGTTATTTCTTACATAAGAAAGACTAAAGTCAGATACATCAAATACAAGTGTTTTATCTCTTACCAATTTAATTGGTGGATTAATTACTAACAATCTACCTGTAGATTGATTTGTAATATTTGCAATACCACCATTATTTGGTTCTAATAGTTTGATAGTATTCTTACTGACAACACTAACTTTATAAACACCATCATCCAATAATCCACCAGGAGGAGTAATTGATTCTAGAATTAAAGTTTGTCCATCTTGTAGTCTGTGATTATTAATAGTGATAGTATTGAACTTAGGATTAATATCATCATGAACAAAATCGAACTTACCTATTGCAAACTTATTGTTTTCTTCGTTATAAAAAACTTGAAGTGTTTGTTCAATATTTGGACGGCACTCAGTCGTAATTTCATCATCAAAAATTAAATTATGTTTCTGAGAAGTTGTGAAAGTTGCCTCATAAGTTGTTATATCAACTCTCTTCACATCATCATATCGTGTAAAGAAACTGTGATTATCTCCTAAACCATGACTTGTAAATGTTAACAGTTCCGTAACACTTCCTAACCCAACAGGTCCAGTTGATCCGACACCAACAGGTCTAGAAGAGACTCCAACAAATCCATTGGGGAAAGGATATGCATAATATGGTCTATCTTTAACTAGATCAAAGTTATCACCGAAAGACTCTACTTCTACTGGACCAGAAGTATAATCATAGTAAATTTTATCATTAACCTGTAATGTATTATTTGGAATATAAATTCTATCCCCAGCAACAAATCTTGAAGTACTTCCTGCACCAGGATTGAAAATATCTAATGTTGATCCAATTCCAAGACCAATAGATTCTCTAGGATCAAAATAATATTGAGTATTAAAACGGGAACCAGATTCCAAATAATTATCAATTAAGAATTTTCTTGTATATTCAGATAATGCAGTTCCTACTGGATAGCTTGTTCCAATTGTTCCATTAACCTCTCTTTGTACTCTAAGTCTTGAATTTTCAAATTCAATATTTAAAATCTTGACTTGCTCTTCAAAATTCCCATACTTAATTTTATAGATATCATTAGGAATAATTTTAATAACATTTTGTGTGGAGTCCAGTCCAAAAACATTTACATATGTAACAATACCAGTTACTGAAGGGACATCAATTACAATACCAGTTCCGATCCCAGATAATTCTAGGTCTCTATTTACTGCGACTAACTCCGTACCAATTTCATTTCCACTACTTAGGTCATCAATTCTTCCAGGTCCAGTATACTGATCATGTGGACCACTACAAATTGCAACTACATTTCCAGTTTGTGGATTAGAAATAATCTCAACATTTGTAATTGTTGAAGTTGCTATAGAAACACTTGAAACGTTTGTTCCACCGATACTCGCAACTTTAGCAAGTGGTCTCTTAGAATTTCCACTACTTTCACTAAAAATAACTCTATCACCTACTTTAAAGTCTTTTCCACCAGAAAATACTAAAATATTATCAACTTTTCCAAAAGATACTGATTTTACCTTTGAATCAATATCAATTACTGATGTTGGATTGAAAAGATACTTGTAACTACCAAATTCGGTAGATGAATTTTGAGGACTAATATTTCTCAAAAGACCACTAGTCTTATAATTTTCATTTGTTAAATCACTTTCATCTGAGAAGAATGATGATTGATTTATTGAGGAATCGAAATTAAATTCAATTGGTTTTGATTTAAATCTTTCACCAATAACATATGGATATTCTGGCAACTTAAAGTTTTTAAAAGATGAATCATTATTACCAATAGTAGTAAAGTAGCAATACACACCATTTGGATAATCTGGTGTTACGCAGAATCTTCCATTAAACGTGTCTAGATCACCATCACTGAACCATTCATAGTCGTTACAGAAAAATCCTAAAGGATATATCGTAACTGATGGTCTACTTGCAATAGATCTCTTTTTGTATCCACTTTGCATTCTCTTAACACCACCACTTCCATCCGAATTTGTAAATCCATATGGACCATAAATTGGATTTCCATCATATGCCCATCCCAAAATGGGTGAGTGTAATGTAGACTCAGTTTCTCTATTCAGAGTATCTAAAACTAGATCTGGATTAAATGTAGTTCTTCCATTAATAACCTTCTTATTGTAAATAGTTTGTCTTAATTTTCTTGGGGCATAACAATGACTATATTGAATAAGACCATATTCATTAGCTTCCCTAATAGATATTGTTGAATCTTGGTGTAAGAATCCATCATCGTCATATATTTGGTTACTGTTAATTGCTCTCTCTACTTCGTTTACATTCCATCTTATAATTTTTGCTTTAAATTTAGCACCAACACCTGCAGATACAACTTCTATCTCAGTAGAATCATTATAATCAGCACCACCATTTTTTACAATCACATCTTCAAGTCTTCCATCATCAGCAATGATTGGAATTAATTCTGCACCAAAACCATTACCATCGGTAAAAATTTGTACTGATGGTGTAGAAACATATTTTTGACCAGAATTTTGAACAATAACTGACTTAATTTCACCATCAATAATGAATGGTCTTACAGAAGCAAGTTTACCTGGTTCCGCAGTTATGGTTGGTTGCCTTTCATAGTTAAAGATATTTGTGCATCCATATCCAACACCATGACCTTCTAGAAATACTTCTGTGATTTTACCTCGTACAATTGGCAAAATTTGAGGTTGAATAGATTCAACATCACTACTTGATGATGTAACATTAATTTCTATATTTGGGTATCTAAAGTATTGTCTACCAACACCATTTGTAGTCAGTTCAGCAAAAGTTCTTTGATTAAAATAATAATCTTTTGGTAAAGTTCCAATACCAATAGATGATAATTTGAAATTATTAGAATCTACTTTAGAAATGTAATAGTCAGTTCCACTCGATAAACCTGCAATTGGTGTAGTGGTTGAATTATAGGTAATCAGTTCACCATTATTAAATCCATGATTGGGGAGATTGATTGTATTAGTATAAAAATCAATCGGTGAAGAAACTATTGATGGATCGTATGAAACATTCCTATAAGTGAAGTCATCGGATGAATAATTTACATTTAATGCTGAAAGTCTCTTCTTTTTATTTACTGCATCAAATTTGTGGAATCCTTCTCCAAATTCAGTTAGATCAATTGAGTTAATATTATTTTTAGCATCAACTTCTGAATTATGAAGTTTGAATGAAGTATTATCATTTATACCAATATAATAAATTGATTTGTTCTTTAGTCCACCAATCTCTTGGTCATTTAATTCACAATTATAGATAACTCGTTCACCAGGTGAAAATAGGTGGTCCTCAAGAGTGATAATCGTATCAGTAGATATTCCAACATTAAATCCACTACTAGAATCAATGGTTACACCATGAGTGTAAGTCTCCATTACTGGTGAAACATCGCACAATGATCCGTTTCCACCAGTTACTTTTATAGTTGGATTGTTTACATAGTTATATCCACCACCAAGAACTTTAAGTTCTCTTATAGATCCTTCAATTACAAAATTACCAGTTGCACCAATACCACCAGTATTAACTCCATCAGCATTTTCACCATCAAAGAATTCTAGTGTAGGTGGATTAATAATATCATAATCTTCACCACCAGACAAAATCTCTACAGATTCAACCCCACCATAATAAATATTATTTTTTGATTTATAATTTAAAAGTTCAACTCCATTTTTAAAAATACCAATCTTTCCTGGAATCGTCTCAGTAGGATTGGACTGATCTATTGGTTTTATAATTTTTTTAACTAATCGTTTTGATTTTAAAACAAATGGTTCGGATATATTAAGTACTTTTTCAATATCAAAGAAATCTGAATAGTAGAAAACTGCATCAGTTACATTTCCCGTTACTGAAAGATAATCTTTTGTATAAACTCTATTTAAACTAGTAGATAACTTAATAGTTTTAGTATTTACTACAGTAACGTAATATCTACCGTTAGGTAATTGGATTAAATTTCCATCACCATCAAAGGTGTTTAATCTATTATTTTCATCTTCTTCGGAATATATAATCGAATCCCCAGTATAAAAAGAATGATTTATTTCTGCAACTGTTGGAGTACCGTCTTGTCCAATCTTAATCTCTTTATTTGAAGTTAAATCATTTGCAATGTTTACAGTAAATGCAATTCTTTTATCATTTGTACTTAATGGAGAATTGGAATAATTTGGTAATGATGATGCCGCAATATACATCTCATCAGAAAATGAATCTGGTCTGTAAATATTTTGAACATCCGATACATAATTATTTGCTTCTGAGAAGAATGTAAAGTTTGCTTTATTTAATTTTCTTTCAATTGTAAAAGATTTTGGTGGAGTTAAGTCAATTAGAGATTCTGATGTTAAGATATATTCATCAACACTTTCTCTTGCAGACACAAAAACATTATATGATTTGTTATTATTGTCAATTAAGAAAAATTTATCAAAAGTAGTTAGGTCAAAATTACCATCAACATTACATCTATATGTTCTATTAGTTGAACTTAATAATTCTAAATTTGAAATATTATAGGTGGCAGTAGCATTACTAGTCCAATTATTATACTTTGTAGTTTCTTCTTTCAATCCTAAAGTATTAAACTTGACTGGATCATTTACCTCAAAGTATGAACTTTGATCTGGTTTAATACCACTTAAGACTTGAGTAACTCTAAAATAGTAGGTTTCTTCATCACTTATATCAACATATGCATATCTTCTAGAAGACAATAAAGTTCCTCTCGGAATATCAAATTCTACATCAGATATCTCAAATAACTCATTTACAGTTTTTCCAGAATATGATAATTCTTCTACAATAAACTCATTATTAACAACATTATAAACATCGATAGATCCACTGTCTTGAAATGATAATGTAGAGTCTACATGTAAAAACTCTGGCCATACATCATTGACACCTACAAAGTCTTCAATAACTTTTGTAGTTGCTGTAGTAACGAATTGTCCAAAGACAGTACCATCAACAGTGATATCTTTATCATAATCACCATCAAGACTTACAATGTAATATCTTATACCATTCCTTTCAATTCTTTCAACATTAGTGATAGTTCCGTACGCAGTAATTTCATCTGGATCACTAATTGCATCAATTTCTGGTTGCTTTAAAGTTCTATGTAAAATTAGATCAGTAAAATCTGTTGTTTGATCATCAGAATATAGAACTAAGTCTCTAGTTTTTCTATTGGATGAGGAACTGGGTTCAAAAATATAATCTGATGGAATAATTACATCTACTGACTTATTATATAATGCCCTGAATAAGATTTCAAATGAATTTTTTGTTCCCTTAGACCTATAAAAATCACCAACATGTTTATAGAATAATCTTTCATTTACATCATAGTTTAAAATTCTTTCTTCAAATCCTGGTGCGATTTGAGACTTTAATTTTTTAAAGAACTCGTCTAAAAATAATGCACTTAAATTTATAACAGTTGTTCCATCAAAATGCTCTCCTACCAAACTACTACTAAATGTTAACTCATCACCAATTTCAGTTATTCCAGAAAATCCCCGAATAACTCCTTTAAATTCTGTTTCTGTTTTTGATGTGTAAGTTACAATTTCATAATCATCTTCACCAACATTACCTAGACTAAGTAGACCAAAAGAATATGGAAATCCTGAGGTGCTGTCTACATTAATTACATCATCTTCATAATTTAATCTATCACTAGTACCAGTAACACGTAATGTTGTTGACCTTGGAGTCAATAAAATATTATCTAAATTGACATATTTGTCAATATTGGACAGCAAATCATAAGAAGCTCCTGGAATTTCATTAGATTCTTGATATTGACGTAGAAAATCCTTAAATAACGGAAATTCATCATTTATAAAATCTGGAATTTGATTTTCCAGAACCTGAGATAGACGAATTCTTCTTATATCCATTTTATGTTTAAATTAGAATCTTGGTCGGATGACGTTGTTATCGAAATTAGATGGTGTAGAAATAAATCTATTTCCAGTGGGATCAGCACCAGACAAAATGTTATCTTCAATAACATTTATATTAGATTCACCAGTATCAAATTGTAAGAACAAATCCTGAAGTCCAATAATATCGTTTGATCTAGGAGTAGATGATATTTGTATTGTTTGATTTGTTTCAATTTCTGTTGATGTTATATTTATTGCACTAATATTAATTTCACCTTTATCATAATCTACAGTTCCAACTCTCCTCCTCACAATTTCTGCAGAAGATCTTGGTTGATCCTCAGTACCAGATTCTGTGACTGTTGGATCTGGAATAGTAATTAAGATAAGTTCACCTTTACCATTAAGACCAGGAATATCAGAAAAATATACGGTTTTACTTATACCACTTACTTTGAATCCACTAGATTTAATATTATATCCAGCAGATTTCAAAATTCTGAATGAATTTCCAAAACAAACTTCATATTCTGCCAATCTATTTAATATTGATCTCATATCTCTACGAATTCTTACTTCTGTTATATTTGAAGTAATTGATTTGTCAGACTGATCAATTAATGTTGTAAATTTAGTATACCTAAATCTAGAACCATACATATTCATCTCTTCACTATCAGCAAAATTTTCCAAAGTTCTAATTACACTTTGATTTACTGAATATGAATCTTTTGCCAATGATGGATTATAATATACACTAGTATCAGATTCAACATATAAAAATTTTGTATCTAGAATTTCTGGTACAATTCCTGCTACAGAATAACTTCTAAGTTCTTTCTTGATACTATCTTTTAAACTGTTTGATAAAAATAATCCAGATTTTGGTTTAATCGTAATAAAAACTTTTCCGAATCTTGGTGGGTCAAGTTCTTCTCCACCAAAAGCATTAATAGAATCTGTTTCTGGATATACACTTCTCACAATAGTTTCATAATCTCTTGCAGTTACTGCTCTACCTTGAGATGAATAGAACCTAGTCGCATAATTTTTAATAGATTGTGCGGATTCAATACTAGAACCACCTCTAGCAGACTGTATTAAAACTGCATCAGAAATGTTTCTCTGAATTATACTACCGTTATTATCATAGAAGTTTCCATTTATTTTAAATGATGCTGCTCCATTCGGACTTGCACCATTACAAACGATATATGATACTTGGACTAAATTATCGTTTACTAACTCCCTACCAAATATACCATCACCAAATATTAATTCATATTTTTCATCTTCAACTTCTTGTATAAAGAATACTTTTGATTTCCCATCAATTTCAGTAATTGATGATGCCATTTTATATACAATAGAATCATTAGAGAGAAAGTTATCTTTCACAGTAACTCTAATTGTACTATAATCGATACCTACATTGGAAAGAATGTATCTTTGATCTTTAATGCTACTGTCTACGGTAAATTCTTCATTGAGTAAAGTACCCTCATATATTGTTACATCATCAAAAGTTGCTCTATTCTGAAAAATTGCTGATGTAATATCATCTGGAATGCAAAAAGTAAACCCAGTAGAAGATCTATTATTAGTATTAACTGCAACGTTACCCTTTCGTAGAGTTATGGACTTAGGTTTGGTAGAAAAATCACTGCTGTCAATGAAAAAACTAACTCTTGCCTGTGAAGAAGTTCTGGGTTTTGGTAGATAACCAACATTTCGTGCAAGAGAGACTACATTTTCTCTTAGAGTTGCACTATCAATAAAAACTTCATTGCTAAGCATATTTGCATTGTATGCTGCAATATATGTGTTGTAAGCAAGTAAGTCAACAATTATCGATAAGGTAGACCCTTCAAAGTCATAGTCAGTAAACGCACTATTAGAACGCAAGTATGACTTGAGTGTATCTTTTATCTGATCAAAATCTAGACTTGTAAAATTTGTGATTGCCATTTATCTTGTTGGTTGTAATACGAAATTGAGTTCTTGTGCAGGAATGTCAAGACCGACAATAGTATACCTAATAGTTATTTCATAATCATTGCCATCATAATTTGGTATACATTTAACTTCACTAAGATCAACTCTTGGTTCATTAATACTAATTGTAGATGAAATTTCGTCCTTGATTTGATCTGCAAGAACTGTAGTCATAGGATTAAAAAGTAATCTGGATATCCTAGATCCAACTTCGGGTCGAAAAAACCTTTCACCAGTGTTAGTTAACACCAAATTACGAACAGACCTTGCAATTGCAACATCATCTTTCAATTGAATTAGGTCATTAGATAAAGGATTCCTATTAAATGTAAGACTTAAGTCTTTAAATCCTCTACTTACCCGTTCTAAAGGCATCAGTATACACAAACTAGGTATTATCAACCTATTTAGCATCTATATCAGGTAAATTTTCTCGTTCTTTTGCAGTTTTCCAGAAATATTCATCCTCTCTACCCATACCAAGTCGTTCAAAACCATTTTCAACACTATAATATTCTGTTGAGACCTTAAAATCAGGCATCTTTGGATCTTCAGGAGTCAAACTATTGTCAAAAATACGAATTCTGTTGTTTGGATACAGTGCATACTGTCCATTATTGAGTTCAATCAGGTTATGGGACTTATGTTCAGCAGGATTTTCACTTGTTGCATAGTCAACAATGTCGGGATCTTGGTGATAATTGTCTAAAGTGCAAATATAAGTCCCTTTTTGGACACCAAAGTCTCTTGTATACAGTTCATAGTCCATAGAACCGATAAATTGCTTCTGAACTGCTACTACTCCATAGTCCATACAGTTCCAAAATTGAAGATTTGGAAGATTCATGTCAGGATCTGGAGTTTTTGGTTCTGATAAAAAGGCACTGATCGGTAATTTATCATACATTGCTGCATATTCGGGTAAATATGTCTCAAAATAAAAAGCACGTCCAGGAATCGACTTTGCCGATACCCAAACGCCCTTAACAAATTCACCATGACCAAACTGATGGTCTGTGAGATATTCTTTTCTAACCCATACTTCCGTTGATGGAAGATTACAAATAAGTGCTGCCATTAAAAACAGTTAAGACTGTTCTATTTAACCTCGTCCTTGACCACGATAACGTTTCTTTTTACCATTACGTGAGGTTGCTGCAAGTTTAGTATGCTGACTCGCACCCTGTCGGGTCTTCTTAGGATTACCAGGCATAAAACTAGCACCTGATAATCCAACCTTTGAACGTACTGCCATGTCACTCCGTTGTGTATACCCTTATATTATACAATATCATTCCAGATATGTAAAGAGTCTTGATCAGATCTACACATAGATTACAGGTCCTTCTAGAAGGGTCTCTGAGGACGAGAGGTTACGGGTGGGAGAGAAACGCGCGGCACATAAAAAAGGACCCTTATTCAGAGTCCTCAACACGTTGTATAATTTCTAATTGATCTAAGTCAATATCATTCTTTTCTTCATACCTTTCTATTGCTAACTCATGAAGAATATCTGCTGCTTCCTCATGAGTCACATTAGAATACATCTTATTACCTTGATAAAAGATGTCGATGTTCATCAGATTACTCGGGTCTTTTCATGACCAACACGAATGCGAGGGTCACACCAGATATCGTATCCTGCTTCCTTGGCATCCAAACAGAAGGAGACATCCTCACCACACATGTCTTGTACTGCACCAGACTCAAAGACTTGCATCTTAGGAGCAAACCAGGGATACTCAAGATTCTCGAATACACCGTTCTTGATCAGTACCCATCCAAAACCTGTATAGTCTACTGTGAATGGTTTCTTACGATTCGGTAGTGTCTCGATGGTTTCATGGTTCATGACTCCACCATTGGAACGGAAGTCATCCTCTTCGAGCCAGTGGGCAACAGAAGAAGTCTTTCCATCTTCTGTGAGATACCAACCAGCAACTACTTCCTTCTCTGTACCATCAGCAGCAATGGCACTATCACAGAGTTGCCAGAACTTATCAGTGTTGAATACAATGTCACTATCAATCCAGAGTTGATAATCATACTCTAGTTTGCCGTCCCAGGGTTTCTGAGAAGGACCTCGAAGTACATTTGCACCAAGTACCTTACAACGTGCAAAGTTAACCATTGATGAGTAATCCTGACTGATCTGGATACTCATGCCGTTCTGTACTAGATCAAAGCACAGTTGTACAAAGTTCTTGAGAAATGTAAATGAGCAACCACGTCCAGGTAAACAGAAGACAATCTTCTTACCTTTCATCCTTTCTTTGATTGCATCGATGTCAAACTCAGCAGCAGCACTCTTTTTCTTTGGTGCATTTGCCTTAACAGTAAATCCTTTTGCCATAGTTTTAGTTAACCTTCAGATCAATTCTATCAGTTTATGTGTTGTTTGTCAATATGATGCTTCGAGCATTTGTTGACGATTGAGTGTCACGACCTCGTATGATAAGTCGTCTACAGTATAGTTAGTCTCTAAAAGACCAACCATAGCATTTACAGTATTCCACGTCGTTCTAAAATCATCTTCCCGAATATTTGGAAAGAGACATTTATGCCCTGCGTAGATATGATATAGTGTTTCCATATAGGACCAATTTTTTTCTGCGAAATTTTTTGACGGATTCTGAAACCCATCGACGAATTATATATGCGACCTTACAGGGACGGTTTATACTCTCGGAATTTTTTTTCTAATCGTTATATCGAACTCTCATTGTCACCTCTGTAGGTTAGGGTCTCTATGCTTTTTTATATACAACCCCCATAATAACAACAACTGCTGTTGACGAACGAATAAGACTGTGCTATACTTAGAAGGGCAGAATGAACTGCCCTGTGTGTTACATAGTGTCTGCCTTAAGTATCAATACAGTGCTTCAATTGCCTCAAGAATAAGAAGAATATCATTACCATTCTGTGCGGTTTCGAGTGCAGAGAAGAGATCAGACTTAGACATGGAAAGTGTTAGATAGTGTGTGTGATTGGTGGGTTTAAAGTCATCACCAGGACTGTTGTAATCTTATGCGAAGATGTAACCGTTGTCGAAATC